TGATATGGTTTTGACTGATCCACCCTATGGAACAACCGCTTGCAAGTGGGATTCTATTATTCCATTGGAGCCTATGTGGGAGCAGTTAAAGAGGATCATTAAGCCTAATGGGGCTATTGTTATGACAGCGAGCCAGCCGTTTACCTCTGCTTTAGTTATGAGCAATCCAAAGATGTTTAAGTACGAGTGGGTGTGGGATAAAGTGAATAAATTTTCCGGGCACTTGAATGCTAAGAAACAGCCCATGAGACAAACCGAAAGGGTTGTAGTTTTTTATGGCAAGCAATGCACCTACAACCCACAGATGGTGAATGGTGAGCCTTACACCGTTACTTCTACCGGGAAGAAAAGTGATAACTATGGAAAGCAGTCGGACAAAGTAAAGACAGTGTGCGACGGCAAGAGATACCCTAGAGACTTACTTGTGATAAAAGGGGATGAGCGTGGAACGGTTGGCAGGATCCACAGCACCCAAAAGCCAGTAGCCCTAATGGAATACCTAATAAAAACCTACACCAACGAAGGCGAAACGGTTCTTGACTTCACGATGGGAAGCGGGACAACTGGCGTTGCCTGTAAAAATCTAGGGCGTGACTTCATTGGTATCGAAAAGGATGATAAGTATTTTGAAATTGCAAAAGAGAGGATCAGAAAATGAAAGTAAGCGTGAAAACAGCGGCTCTTGAGCTTGGGATGAAAGAGATGACCCTACGGCAACAAATCTATCGTGGTGTCCACTACGGGCCATTTTTTGACGTTGTAGATGGGGAGCAGATGGCAGACCTTGAAGATCTCGTCGAGTACGTGCCGACTGAGAAATATTCACGAGATACAAAGATCGGGGTGCGGTTCAATGAGGTTGAGTTGGCACGGTTGAAGGCAAATGCTAACGGTAGGCCATTGGCGACTTATATTAGGGGGAGGGTTTTATGAGCACTCTCGGAACATTTCACGTCAGAGAGTCAAGGACCGGATATGTCCATACTGCACGAGGTCCAGTCCATGTGAGTGGGCTATACAAAATGTCCGACTTACCGCCTCGACACCAGAAAAGGCCATGGCTTGAATATCATCGGTTTGCTTCGCACTTGAAAGTGGGGGAGAGGAGGGTATAATTAGGCCCTCGTTTCTCCAATTCGAGAAATACGGCCAAGTCTGGAGTAATTACCAGATCATTCCCATGCCGACCTTGGGTGGCCGTATTTTTTTCAATAGGTCGGCTAGGTCGAATAAAATGAAAAAAGAAATATGGAAGGATGTTCCTGACTTCCCGGGGTATAAAGTGAGTGACATGGGCCGCGTTCTTAGTTTCAAGTCTGGCATTCCTGAGATACGTAAACCTCGGGTAAATATTGATGGTTATGAAATAACCTCACTTAGTAGGGGTGGTGTGTCAGTTGCCTGTAGAGTACATAGACTAGTTATGGCGGCATTTAAGGGAGGCTCCGATTTGACGGTAGACCACCTAAATATGGTAAAAACAGATAATAGACTTGAAAATCTGGAATATGTGTCAGTTCGCGAAAACGTAAGGCGGGCGAGTGAGTTTAAGAATTTAAGCTCGAAATATCCAGGAGTGTGTTGGTTCAAGAGAGGAAAAAAATGGAAAGCTCAGATAAGATACGGCGGGGAAAAGGTTTATCTTGGATGCTTTAAGAGTGAGCTAGACGCTCATCACGCTTATGAGTCGGCGTATAGGTTGCATGTGGAGCCGAATGAGATATAATATTATTGACACCAAGCCCTTCGGGGCTGGCATTCGGTGGGGAGCATTTAGGAGATTACGATGCCAGGAGGCAGACCATTTACAATAGATCGTGACCAGCTTAAGCTAGACATGATTAAATACCTAGACGAAGAAGGGTATAAAACGGTCACTTCTTTCTGTCGAAAGAACAGAATATCTAGGTCTTGGCTATATGCTTTATGCTCTGAAGACCAAGAGTTAAAGGACATAAGCGAGCAAATCAATCTAGCTAGAGAGGAACATCTTGAGCTTGGCGGTCTAAATGGCGAGCTAAATGCAGGCATGGCCAAGTTTGCCCTTTCACAAATGGGATGGTCTGATAAGCAGGAAGTGACGAGCACGAACATCGAGGTTCCTAACGTCTCACTTGAGATAGAACCAGATCGTGAAGTCGAAGGTAACTAAAGCCCAAGCGACCTTTTTAAACTCCCGTTCTCGTGGAGTTGCTTTTGTAGCTGGGTTAGGGTCGGGCAAGACATACGTTCATTGCATTAGGGCAATAATGAGCGCCGTTAAAGGCCGTCACTATTGCTTTGTCTCGTTCTCCTACCCAACGCTCAGAGACGTTGCTCTCGTGACCTTAAAAGGCATACTAGACGAATGGGGCTTTAATCCTAACGACCATTATATTTTTAACAAAACGGAAATGTCTTTTGACTTCCTTCAAACTGGAGGGAAAATTCTTTTGCGCTCGGGAGATAGGCCGGACTCTTTGAGAGGATTGAACCTCAATGATTTTGGGATTGATGAAGCTCGTGAGTTTAAAGATGACTCAATATTCAAGGTCATGCTCGGAAGGCTTAGGAGGTCATCTGATGCTACGTGGTGCATCACCTCGACACCATTGGGCAAGAACTGGATTTATGACCTAGTGACCGCTGACGATGTCGAACTCATAACGCAATCAACTTGGTCAAATCCATTTCTACCCATCGAGTACATTGAGGAGCTTAAAAAGAGATACACCAGTGAGTTTGCCAGACAAGAACTAGAGGGGGCTTTTGTCACCTTTGGCGCAGGTATCGTTAAACCTGATTGGTTCCTTTACGATGATCATCTAATGAAAGGTGACGCCGTTAGGTTCTGGGATATTGCAGTTGGGACCAAGGACCATAACGACTTTTCAGCTGGTGGCAAACTTTGCCGTGACTCATCACAAAGGTTCCAGATTCAAGATGTGATTAAACACAAATTGCAATGGCCGGAGTTAAAAAGAGAGATCATTAAAACAGCTCATTTAGATGGGGTGGATGTTCCAGTTATTCTGGAGAACGCAGGTCAACAAGCAGCCCTTTTTGATGATTTATGCCGTGAACCGGAGATGAATGCGTATCAAATAAAGTGTGAACGCCCCAACGGATCTAAGATGTCTCGACTCATGTCATGGGCATCAAGGCTGGAGCGGGGGCAAATCACAATTTACCGTGAATCGTGGAATAAAATGTTTGTGGACGAGGCCATTGCCTTCACCGCCGATGACTCACATGCACATGATGACATGATAGATTCAATCTCTGGAGCTTGGCAAGCATTGAGCACTCCATCATTCTTTGTGGGTGGAGCCTAGACGATGGTTAAAAATGTCTAAAATAATAAAATGAAGTGGCAATTCAGTAAAACAATTGAAACAAAGTCTTCCGTTTCGGAAGCGCAAATGATGCACGGCGAGCAACACGACTACGCCATGCAGGACTGGAAAGCGTACAGCCAAGAGGGGTATCGCTTAAACCCAACGATCTATCGGTGTATAAACCTCATCGCCACCAACGCGGCAACGGTGACGCCCATAGTCAAAGTGAACGGCGAGCGAGTGGAGAATCACCCACTTGAACTGCTACTGAAAAGGCCAAATGTGGATTGCGGTGGGGTTGAGTTCCTCATCGAAGCTTACTCCTGGGCATTGCTTACGGGCAACTTATTCCAAGAGAAGCTCAAGGTCAGAGGCCAAGTGAGCGAGCTATGGAACTGGGAGCCTTATGCTTACAGCATCGAACGATCCAAGATCAATCGCAGAATGCCAGCCGCCTATGTCTTTGGCAAAGGTTCGGCATCTGTAAGACGGTGGGAAGTTGACCCCATTACAGGCAAGAGCGAAATGATGCACTGGGGGCTTTTCAATCCTAGTGCTGATGAGGCATTCATGGGACAAAGCCCATTGGCCGCCGCTGCTAGTGCTGGCGATCAACTCAACGCGGCCAACAAATGGCGCTACAACTTACTCAAGAACGATTGCCGACCTTCCGGTGTGCTCTCAACTGATCAGCCCATAACCACAAGCGATGAGAAGACCTTGAGCCAACGCCTAAAAGAGAAGGCTCAGTCTAAGTTTCTCCTGTTAGGTGGTGGCCTTAAATGGCAACAATTGGGGCTCACTCCCAAAGATGCTGACCATCTTGCCGGATCAAAGTTTAATAAGCAGGAGATTTGCGAGGTGTTCGGTGTTCCTACTCAGCTTCTAGGCATTGAGGGCTCTCAGACCTTCGCCAATATGGAGCAGGCCATTCTTCATTTGTATAACGAGACGGTTTTGCCCCTCGTTGAGCTTTACTTCTCTGAGCTGAACCGATGGTTCGCTCCTGAGTTTGGTGAAGGCATTGAGATATGTTACAACGAAAACGACATCAAAGCCCTTGAGCCTGAGCGCAAAGCAGCACTTGAGACAAGATTGAAATCTGATGTTCTTACGATGAACGAGAAACGAGATCTTCTAGGTTACCCAAGAATTGAGGAGCCGGACGCTGACACTCTATTCATCGACCCCAACAAAATACCATTAGGCATGGATGTCTTCACCAGTGACGAGATGGCCACTCAAGAGGCTGCCAAAAGCTTCATGCGAATGGGGCTCTCTCGTGCTGATGCAGAATCCAAGGCTCTTGATCTCTTCACAGAGCGGAAATGTCTCGCGCACAACGATTAAGACAAGCCGCAAAGATACGGAGACGGATTATTGTCATTGAAAGGCTATTCACTGCTCGCATTGAAGCCGAGATGGATCGGGCGTCTCGTCAAATGGGTGAGGACTTCGGGCATGGTGGCCTTGAACGTGCTATCGTCGGTCTTGATGAGAGTCGTGAAAATCTTAGGG